TATAGAGCAAATAGCAGTCAGTATGTAATGGCACAATTAATTACAACAAATGCATCAGGTGTTACAACTTATGGAACAGAAAGTTCTATATTTTCAGTTCAATCTGATTGCAGACACTGTGGTGTTAGTTATGATGCTAATTATAATGATGGAGCAGGAGGATTTTATGTCACTATTCAAAGAAATTCTAATTCACGCACTTATTTAATTGGAATATTATATAGTGGAACAACAATCACTTATGGTAACGATAAAAATTGGACAAGTGGAAGTACAACAGCAGAAGTTTTATGGAACGCTTTTGATTCTACAAACGATAAAACTTATGTTTGGACAAGCAAACCATACTCATCGATGACTGCTGTAACAAATCACACAGGTAGTTCTTTTCAAGCAGGAAGCCCTAATTTTGCCTTTGGTAGTGCATCAAGTAGAATGCAGTTTGGTAATATGATTTATGACAATACCAATAACAGAGGTACTATATTTTATAGAGATGAAAGCAATAGTGATTATCCCACAGCAATGGCTTACACTGTTAGTGGTACAACATTTACTTTTGGAACTGCTAAAGTTTTAGAAAGTTCAGCAGCTTGGTACATCAATGGAGCTGAAGGAGAAGCTGATGGTAATGGTACAATTTGTGTATGGAATAATGGAGATAACACAGCTTTAAAATCAACTGTTTTAAGTTACTCAGGTACGACAATAACAAATGGTGCAATCGTTACTATAAATTCAAATAGTACAATTGGATCATATCAACATTTAACATATAATAAAAAATCTAAACAATATCTTGCTGTAATTAGCACTGAAACAGGTGCTGATCCTACAGTTCCTTATATTTTTGTTGGTGCTTATTCATCAGGAGCAGTGACATGGGGTTCAAAAATTGTATTAAGTAGTACACTGGCAAATGGAAATCAAGCACATCTTTTGAGTATTATTATTAATGAAACAGGTAATGGAGCACAAAATATGTATATTACACGCACTAACGCTAGTGCATCTTATCTGATGGGTGGAGTTTACGCTTCAAGTTACAGTAATACTACAACTAACCTCACCGCAGAAAACTACATAGGCATAGCACAAGAGACAGTTTCAACAGGAAATGATGTAAAGGTAACAACTATATCTGGCGTTGATGCTAATCAATCTAGTTTAACACCTGCTCAATTGTATTATGTACAAGCTAATGGCACTCTTTCTACTACCGCAGGCAGTCCTTCCGTTGTAGCAGGAACAGCGATAGCCTCAACTAAATTATTAGTATCAAGATCGTAGGAGGTGGCATATGGTTTTAGTTGTAAAAGACCGCATAAAAGACACCAGCACTACAAGTGGTACAGGCACTATAACTCTTGCTAATTCTCCACCTGCTGGATACCAGGCTTTCTCAACACTAGGAAATAACTCTACTACTTACTATACTATTCAAGATGCCAATGATGCATTTGAAATAGGTTTAGGAACGTATAATGCCAACACTCTTACAAGAACTACAGTATTATCTAGTTCTAATTCTGGCAATTTAGTTAGCCTTACATCAGGGCCTAATACTGTTTGGGTTGATTACCCAGCAGCTAAAGCCTATTTGTCAGAAGAAGGCATAGATAAATCTTTTACAGCGACAGCATCAATAACCGCAGGTAAACCTGTAATTTTAAATAGTGCAGGTACAGTTACGCAAGTCTCAGGTAATTTAGATAATAATTATCTAGGAGTAGCTTCTACGAGTGCAGGAGCAAATGAAACTGTTAACATCAATATACCAGGAAGCATAAATAACGATCAAACAAGTTTAACTGTTGGTGAGTATTATTACACTTCTAGCTCTGGCGTTATCTCAACAACACTTTCTCCTAACTTTATTGGAAGAGCTATTTCTTCTACACAACTATTACTAGAAGAAGAAGCAGGAAACTCTATGGTTGGTTTTTCCAATGGTGCAATTACGAAGGGCAAGCCTGTTGTAATGCAAGCTGATGGTGATGTAGCACAGGTAGCACAGGCATCAGGTACAGAAAATTATACATTCTCTAAAGGTTCAGCAACAGCACTAGTTGCTGCCGATACTGATGTTCAGCTCACATCATGTTTTGATATATCTGCACAAAGATTTATACTTGTTTATACAAATGAAGATGCTTCAAATTATGTGTACGGAAATTTAGTGGAAGTTGATTCTAGTAATGTTGTTACATCAAGGGGAATAGAAACCATTATTAGCTCTAGTTATGGAGGGCAAGCTCAAAGCATTGCGTATGATTCGGCTAATGAAAAAAGTATGTTGGTTTATCATAGAGGTGCTTTTAGTGGTGATTTAGGATGTAGGGTTTTAACTGCAACTGGAACGTCACTAAGTGTAGGTGCAGAAGTTGTAATTAATGATAATGATAACACAGGTACATCTCAAAAAGTAGTTTATGAGCCAACATCAGGTAAACTTGTTGTTTCTTATAAAGACCAATCAAATAGCAGTTATATAACTGCACAAGTAGGAACAATAAGTGGAACAACGTCTAGTTGGGGTTCTAATACTCTAATATCAGCAGCAGGCACTGCTACTCAACTTGGATTAGGAGCAGGTAATGGCAAGGTATTATTTTTAACAACAGATGATTCTAATAATGCAGACGCTAGAGCAGGAACAATAAGTGGCACTACTTTTACTTTAGGTAGTCCTGTCGAATTTGATGCAGATAACGCATCTAACCCATACCCTCAATCAGATTGTATAGTTTGTTATGATACTCAAAATGATAGATTTTTTGCTGGTTATGAAGGAACAGGTGATAATCTATATGGTATGGTTTTTCAAATATCAGGAACAACAGTCTCTCATGGTACAAGAAGTTTAATTTTATACAACGGACAAGATTTTTCAGTTCCACATTTCTCAGATATTGGAAAAATTCCATTAATTTATGGTGTATATTCATCGAATAGTTTATATTATAGAGAAGCAACAATAACTTCATCTAACAATTCAATAGCTTACAATACTCCTGTTGCGTTAAGCACAGATAATACTGATATGACAACTTTAGCTTATGACTCAACAAGTGTAAGGCTTTTAGCCGCATACCATTTATCAAATGATAACATTGAAGCATACGGAATTGTTCCAAATGGAAGCAGAACAGGTTTAGTTCCCAACCTCACAACAGAAAACTATCTAGGAATAGCTTCTGATACAGTAGCTAACAATAAAAACGTCTTAATAGACACACAAGGTGCTGCTAACCCTGATCAAAGCAGTTTAACACCTGCACAATTGTATTATGTTCAGACAGATGGTACATTGTCTACCACGGCAGGAAGTCCGTCTGTTGTCGCTGGAATTGCGACTTCAGCAACAACACTATTAATAACAAGATCGTAATAAAGGAGAAACTTATGAAAGCGATTAAATGGAATGGAGGAGACAACGATGGTGTTGTTATTTACCTCTTCGAAGATGACACAGCAATTGATGTGCAATCTGACAAAACTGTGATAGGAGATCCTGAAACTCTTATTATATCTGATTGTAACAGTTCTAATGTAACTGTTGTGACAGGTGTTACAGACCCAGGCGATTATTGGGGATGGAAATACAAACATACTTCAGGAACTACTTTAACTGCCAACGCTGATTTTAAAGGATCACAAAATTTAAAGAATGATATTACTTCGCTAGATACAACTATTGATGTAGGTAATTCAAATGCTTTTACTACTACTGGTACAGTTAAAATTGGTGATGAAAAAGTTGCTTATACAGGTGTAAGTGGTACAGCTTTAACTGGTGCTACTAGAGGCTCAAACAGTACAACTGCTACAGCACATACATCAGGAAGTAATATAACACAGGTCTAATATATGTTTAGTGTAGGTACATATTCCGATTTTCCTTTTTCAGATCAAGGATCTTTATCTGTAACAGTTGAAGTTACGGGTGTAGTTGGTACTGGTCAATTAGGAACTGCGTCAGCAGGACAATTTGTTACTGTTATACCTACAGGCGTTTCTGCAAGCACAACTATTGGTAATGTAAGTGTAGATGGTGTATTTAATATCATCGTGGCTCCAGTTGGAGTAAATGCTACTATAACAATAGGAACTTTTTCTGTAGCCACTCAAGGTAACGAACTTGTTGTTACAAGTGGTGTAACTGCTACAGGTACTGTAGGAAATGTAGCTACTAATTTTGATTCTGTTATTATACCTACAGGTCAGACAGCTACTGGACAAGTAGGAACGGTTGCTGTTAATACAAGCACGATTGCCTATTCTCGACAAGATGAAACATTTGCTATTACTGTATATAACGATGGTTCTGGTGGTGGTAATAACTACTATGCTAATGGTCAAAAACAAAGCCTTTACACGGCCCTACACAAAGGTTTTACCTATAAATTTGATCAATCTAATTCAAGTAACTCAGGTCACCCATTAAGATTTAGTACTACACAAGATGGATCAGAATATACAGATGGGGTTACAGTAGTTGGAACCCCTGGTAATGCAGGAGCTTACACACAAATTGTTGTAGCAAGTAATGCACCTAGCACATTATATGTAAAATGTTCTAACCATAGCGGAATGGGTTTTGCTATAGCAGTAGAAGCTAATGTAAATCTTTTAATGACATCTGGCGAAGGAACTGTTACGTTATCGGCAGGGGTAACAATAATTCCTACAGGATTAACTTCCGAAGGTCTTATTGGTCAAATAGGCGTAGGCTTAGGTGCCGATGTATTCCCTACGGGGGTAGTTGGAATTGGCGAAATTGGTACTATACTTCTTTGGCAAGAAGTTAATACAACTCAAGACCCTAATTGGAAAAGGATTGCTGCATAATGGCTACATATAGTAATTTAGGAATAAAATTAATTCAAACAGGTGAAGAATCAGGAACCTGGGGTACAAGCACAAATACAAATTGGGATATTATTGATCAAGCAGTAGGTGGCTATGTTAGTCACGCAATGTCTGATGCTAATTTTACATTTAGCATTACTGATGGAAGCTCTTCTGCTGCTAGAAATAAATTTATTAATTTTACTGGAAACTTAACTGCTAACAGAACGGTTACTTTTTCTCCGTCTGATTTAGAAAAAACTTGGTACATAAAAAATTCTACTACTGGCGGTTTTAGTCTTATATTTAAACAAGGCTCTAATGGCTCTTCAGTTACACTTCCTAATGGTATAAATGCTATTATTTATTCAGATGGACAAGGCTCAACTAATGGTTCTGTTAATAACGGAATTGGAACTCTTTTAACTAAAGGAATTATTCCTGAAGTTACTAATACGTCTAATTTAGGAACATCTGCTCTTAAATTTAGAGATCTTTATATTGATGGAATTGCTTATTTAGATCAAGTAGATGTTAACGCAGGATCAATTGACGGTGTTAGTATAGGAAGCAACGCACCTGCTACTAATTTAACAGTAGATCTTATAAACATTGATGGAAATAATATTAAAGCTACTTCAAATCAATTAGCATTTATAACAGGCGGTACAGCTGAAAGAATACGAATAGACGCTTCTGGTAATATTTTTTATGGAGCTAGAACTACTACAAATGCAATAACTAATGCTACTTCTTATTTAGATACAAATACTACCCTTCAAAGTTATCAAGGTACTGGTATACCACATATGCAATTTTTAAACGGAGCTACAACTGTAGGCTCTGTAACTAATAATGGAACTGCTGCAAGTTTTAATACTACCTCAGATTATCGAGTAAAAGATAAACTAGGTGAAATAGATGATGCAGTTGCAAGAGTTCTAGAATTAGAACCTCTTCTTTATTCTTTTATAGGAAGTGAAGAAGTTAATGAAGGTTTTATAGCTCATGAAGTTCAAGCTATAGTTCCTAATGCAGTCACAGGTGATAAGGACGCTGTTGATCCAAAAACAGACGCACCAATCCTACAGCAATTAGATTTATCTAAGCTGGTTCCTTTACTTACTCAAGCTTTGAAAGAAGCAATTTGGAAAATCGATGATTTACAAGAGAAAGTGGAAGAATTACAAGATGCCGTTAGCGAAATTTAATTTCCGACCAGGAATAAATAAAGAAACAACAGATTATACAGACGAGGGTGGCTGGACAGATGGCAACCTTGTTCGTTTTCAATCAGGTCTTGCTCAAAAAATAGGTGGTTGGGAAAAGTACTCTCAAAATTCTTTCTTAGGAAGTTGCCGAACATTGTTTGAATGGTCTGACTTTAATGGTAATCAATATTTAGGTGTAGGAACTAATCGTAAATTTTATGTTCTTTCTCAAAGTGTTTTTTATGACATAACACCATTACGATCCACAGTATCAGCTACAGATATAATGACTACTAATGGTACTACTTCTGTTAGATTTACAGTTACTAGTCATGGTTGTGCTACAGGAGATTTTGTAACTATCTCTGGATTGTCAGCTCCTGTTAATGGTATTCCAATAGCAGAAATAAATGCAAATCATCCTGTTGCTGTTATTGATACTAATAATTTTGATATAACTGTTGCTACTCAAGCCAGTGGATCTACGTCCAATACTGGCGGTACCTTAACATTTGCTTTTGAAATACCTGTTGGTGAAGATTTACAAAATCTTTTAGGTGGTTGGGGTTCTAGTAGTTGGAATGCTGGATCTTGGGGTTTTGGTGCAACCGGAACTTTTAGACTTTGGAATCAAGATAATTATGGTGAAGACCTTATTATGAACTACAGAGGTGGTAGTATTTATAAATGGGACGAAAGTGCTGGAACTAGCTCTCGTGCTACAGATATAACTGCTGATGCTGGAGCTATATTAGCTCCAACAAAAGCAAATCAAGTCATTGTTTCTGAAAGAGACGGTCACGTTATAGCATTAGGTGTTGATCCTATTTCTGGTGCATCCAGAACAGGAACAATAGACCCAATGATAATAGCAATTTCTAATCAAAACAGTGCAGTTGACTGGCAGATAAGAACAGACGGAACATCTACAGCTGATCAAATTGAATTAAATCTAGGTTCCGAAATTATTGGCGGGCTACAGACTCGTCAGGAAATACTAGTATGGACCGATATCGCACTGTTTTCATTGCGATTCGTAGGGGGACCCCTACCCTTTACCACTTCTCTCCTCGCTAGGGGTCCCTCGATACTTGGTCCAAATGCAGCAGTCAATGGAGCTGATGCAACATTTTGGATGGATAAGTCAAACTTTTATGTTTACACAGGTTCTGTAAACGCTCTTCCTTGTACTGTTAAAGAGTATGTCTTTAGTGACATTAATTACGATGAAAGATATAAGATTTTTGGTTTTTCTAATCAAACATTTGACGAAGTGGGTTGGTATTATCCTTCTGCTGGTTCTAATGAAATTGATCGCTATGTGACTTATAACTATGTTCAAAGAACTTGGTCTATTGGAAAAATGGAAAGAACAGCATGGATTGATTATGGTATCTACCAAAAACCAAGAGCAGCTGGTGGTACTTCTCCAGGATATATTTACGCTCATGAAGTAGGTTATGATGATGACGGATCTCCAATGGATGGAGTCTCTATTCAATCAGGTGATATTGACCTTGGAGATGGCGAACAATTTGCATTTGTCAGTAGAGTTATACCAGACTTTAAATTTATAGGAACAGACTTAGCTGGTTTGCAAACTGTTGATTTACTTGTACAAATGCGTGATGCACCGGGCGGTACTTTAGTTACTGACGCTACAGTTCCTGTTAACTCTACAACTCAAGTAGAAAACATTAGAGGTAGAGGAAGACAGTTTTCTGTAAAAATTTCTAGCTATAATGATGGAAGTAATAACAATGCTAATCGTCTTGGAGTTGGCTGGAGATTAGGCTCTACAAGGCTAGATGTTAAACCAGATGGGAGGCAATAATGCCACGGTATGACATTAGACAGGCCTTCTCATCTCTACCTCGTTTTACTGAAGGCGACATAGATGCTGACAAATTAAACAGAATGGTGCGTACATTAGAACAAAACCTTTTTCAATTGGATTTAAATGTGGTACCTTCTTACACAACTATTGAAAGAAATGGTAGAAAATTTAGTCCGGGTGGTCTAATATTTAATACAACAGTAGACGTACACCAAGCGTATGACGGAAATGCTTGGAGAAATTTATACTTACCTGTGGTTTATCCGACAGGTGTGAGTTCAACAAGTTCCATAGGAACAGTAACAGTGGTGACATCGTAATGGTAGTAAGTTTAGCAGCAAGATTAGCAGCAACAGCAGGAAAAGCAGGTTTAGCAGGCTTAGGAGGTCTAAGAGCAGCAAGACCACTCGCAGGAAAAGCAGGATCAGCTGCTCTCAATCTTTTAAAAGGTGCTGGAAATCAAGGATCTAGATTTCTTAAAGGTGCAAAACAACCAGCTGGGTCAGTTGGAAGACCATTAACTGGACCATCAGCTGAAATTGGAAGAAAAGCAGCATCAGCCGCTGGAAGTCTTGGTCAAGTAGGTAAAGCCGTAGCTGATGACATAGCAAGCATTACACGATCAGTATTGCAAAGTGCAGGAAAATCTGTAGGAAAATCTAATACAGCGGCTCAAGCGGCAGCAGTTCAAAAAGCTATTATAACAAAATATCCTGGTGCGGGTGAAGTTGCAGCTAAAGTAGCAGCTCGTGTAAGATCAGGTAAAACAACTTTAGCTGGTTTAGATATTACCGGAGTTTTAAGATCTAGTCCTGCTTTTTTACAAACTTTAGGATCTAGTACTAAATCAGGTATACAAACACTTGCTACTAGTCCTATGGCTCAAAAAATTGCTGGTAGTCGAATAGGTCAAGGATCTAAAAATTTATTTAATAAAGCTAATGTAGCTACAAACCCAGCTACTGCAAACCCAGCAGCCGATGCTGCTTTTGGTTCTGTTCTATCACAAGGTCGTAATATAGGTTCTCAAATTGGATCAGGTTTAAAAAATCAATATGGTAAATTAACACAGGGAATTGGAAATTTAAGAAACCCCAATACATTAGAGAACGTTAGTAAAAATTTAAGAACTCATATGCCAACTGGTTATGCTCCTATTCCTGCAGGTTTAAGAACTCATATGCCAGTTGGTTCTGGAGGTATTCCTACAAATTTAAGAACTCATATGCCACGTGGTTACGGAGGTATTCCTGCTCAACTTCCTAAAGGACCTTATACAGGACCTAAATCTGTATTTAATACTACATCTGGTTCTACACAATTACCTTATAGTAACACTATGAGATCATATTTAGATGGACGAGGTAAAGGTTTTGAAAACCTATATACATCAGAAACTATGGCTAAGTTAGGAATACCCGCTGCTGAAACTGGAGGATTAGCAAGTTTGCTAGGCAGAATTCCAGGAGCTGGTTTGTTTACTGGTAAAAGAGCTGTTAAGGGTGTTCCAACATATGGAGTAAAAGATTTTATTCCTAGCGTAGGTGGAACTTTAGGAGCAGCCGGAAGAGCAGCAAAAGGTGTAGGTAGTTTCAGTATGAAACATCCATTCATTGCTGGTGGACTAGGAACAGCTGGCGTAATGTATGGCCCAGACGCTTACGATGCAGCTACAACAGCTATGTTTGGTAGATCTCCAGAAGAACAATTAAGGCAGGGTGTAGGTTCTCTAATGGGAACAGAAGAAAACAGAAGAAGAAGCCTTGGTGATTTAGGTGCTTTATATGCACAAGGAGAATTAGGAAATGCTATTGGAACTCCGGGTGCTAGAAATTTATCTCAGCAACAAATGAGACAATATCTTGGTGGTTCTATTTTTGGTGATGAAGGTTATGCTAACATACCAATGAGAGGCGGAGAAGGAATGTTTGGTGGAGAAGGTTCTCCTACTATGGCTGGCGATATATTTAATAATCCTGCTAGAGAAAGTATTATGAGAGCATTTGGTACACAAATGAATGACGAAGAAATAATGGAAAAATATGCAGAGATATTAGATAAACAAAGAAAAGAAAAATCTCTTGATGCAGAAGATCTTCAATTTCTCATGATGCTCGAAGCTTTGTCTAAACCAACAAACTTACCCACAGATCAGTTTAGAAGAAATCAAGGCTTTGAAACACAAAGAGCTTACAACGATGTCCAAAATCAACTAGGCGGACAATTTGAAGTAATAGACTATAACGAACTTTACCCAACTTATGCTCAACCACAAACAACAATTAACGCAATGGCTAATGGTGGTGAAGTAGCAAGAAGAGTTCCAGACGTTTCTTTTTCTAGATATGCACAAGGTGGAGTTGCTAATTTAATGAATGGTGGAGCAGCTAACGGTCCCGGAACAGGAACAAGTGATTCTATTCCTGCAATGCTTTCTGATGGTGAATTTGTAATGACAGCCGACGCTGTAAGGGAAATGGGAAACGGTGATAGAAAAGACGGTGTAAGAAAAATGTATGATTTAATGAATAATTTGGAGGGAAAATAATGACAACTCCAGTTGATCAAAGTCAATACACATTTGCAGGAACCCTTCCTAGCGTAACAGATGCTACTTACGGAGGAAACACTCAATATAATTTAGCAGATCCATACATAAGAGCTTTAACAGAATTTTTATTTAATCAAGGTTATGCGTTTTCTTCAAAAGCCCCTCCTTTAGAAGCTATTACAACTCAAGTAGCTCCTTTTAATCCACTAGAACAACGTGCTCTTGACATGACAGCACAAAATGTTGGTTCTTACGGACCTTATTTTCAAAGAGGAATGGAAGCTTATGAAGGTGCTCTTCCTTTTTTAGGAGAAGGTTCTTCTGTTATGAGGGATGCTTATCCTCTTTACTCTGAAGGTATTGGCGGTTTACGAGATGCAGCTATGTTGGCTCGTAGTGGTTTAGCCCCAACAGAACGTGGCATATATGAAGGCATGAACATGCTACAAGCTGGTCTTGGTTCTTTTGACACAGACGCTGCTAAAGCTTATATGAATCCTTACATGGAAGCTGTTATAGAAGATCAATTAGAAGACGTTGATGAATTCTATAATAACAAAATAACTGAATTAAATTTAAATGCTGCAAACTCAGGTCTTAGAGGTTCTACACGACTTGGTATGATTGAAATGGAAATGGAAGAACAAAGACAAGAACAAAGACAAAAACTTATAAATCAAGGTTTAGCCTCTTCTTATGGTCAAGCACAAAACCAATTTAACTTAGAGCAAGGAGCTTTAAGACAAGCTGGGCCAACTATGGCTAGTTTAGGTCAAGGTTTTGGTCAAGCTCGTTCTGGACTTGCTGGCCTTCTTTCTCAACTATCAACAGGCATATCTTCTGGGGGACAAAACTTTGCACAACTAGGAACTGGTTTAGCAGGATTTGCACCAGCTATGCAAAGTATAGGTTCTGGCTTCATAGGAGCCGGAGGAACTTTACAAGGAATGCAAGGAGCTGATGCTTCTGCTTTAGCTAATGCTGGTCGAACAGCTAGAGGTTATGAGCAATCTTTATATGATACACAAAGACAAAATGCTTATAGTATTTATATGGATCCATATAACAGAACAAGTTATCAACTAGGACTTGCTCAAGGTATACCAAGCAATCAAATGATGATGAATCAATCTCAAGGAAATGTTGCTAGCCCAATGCAAACTACATTGTCTGGATATGCTCCTTATGTAAATCCATATTCCATGTTCAGCACAAACAATATTGGCTTTGATCAACGAGCATACGGAGGTTAATTATGTTTAATCCGCCTATTATTAAACCAAGAGGTTATGCTTATGGTGGCCCTGTTGGTATTGGTGTTGGTAATGCTATAGAAGACACCTTAGCTTCTGATCCAATCATTGAAAGATCTAATGCTAACGAAATTCAAAATGATTTAAATGCATTGACTAATGATTTAAAAAAAGTTTCTAAAAATAATAGAAAGCCTAAAAAAGAAACAAAAAGAAACAATGAAAAAAAAGAATATGATGACATTGAAGATTTTAGGGATTGGATTAAATCCAATACTGCAACAGATGAAGAGTCTGGTGAAATATTTTTTATTCAACCTAGAACAGGAGAAAAAGTTCCTGTAGATAGTTCTCCTGAAAGCAATGTTTTATTGTATGAAGTCTTTAAAGAACAAACCGGAAGAACAGGAGAGGCCTTAGATGCTATTGTTGATATGGATATTAAACAATTTCAACAAGCTCCAGAAGGTGTTTTGGGAACTGATTTTTCCAAAGAATTAAAACAAGTTAGAGAAGAGAAAAATATTGGCAGTGCTGAATTTATGGCTGGATATAGTTCTGTTCCTTTTGATGGTAGCGTTGTTGGTACAGTACAAAAAAGAATGGCTATGGCTGATTTAGCTAAATCACAAGCCGAAGAAGATTCAACTAAAGGAAAACAATTTTTAGCATACAGAGTACCGGGTCAAGGCTCCTACAAGCTAACTCCTGAGCCAGTATCAATGGAGGAAATATCTCAATTAGGTTATGAGTTTGCTCCACCAGAAATGGCTGAAGAAGCTTTTACACAAAAAGCAATATTAGCTGGTAGAATACCAATTGGTGGTGGTGGTATTTCTGAGAAAGAAAGATTGCAAAATCAGTTATTACAAACAAAAATTGCTAAAAATATTCAAGACCTTGGTGAAGGGCCAGAATCTGATCCTTTAATGCAAAAACAAGTATTAAAAGTAAAACTTCCTGGTCTTTATAGTAGAGGTAGTCAAGACAATTTACAATTTCAAGTTCGTTTAAAAGAGGACAGTAAGGGCAATGTTAAGTACGCTCCTGACATTGATATAGCTCCAATTATAAGAGATATATATAAAGCAGAAGAATATTCACAAAAAACTATTGAAGAAATTAATATGGTAAAAGAGTTAATTAGTGCCGATACCGTTGGTTTATCTCAAAGAGTTAATGATTTATCTAGAAGTATTTCAGCTATTACGGGAATTGACAGAACTGCTTTTGATCCAATAACAGGACAACAATTAATACCTACTCCAGAAATCCTTGCTAGATGGGCAAGACGATTTACTGCTCAAAATATTACTATATTATTAGGGGAATCAAACAGAACAATATCTGATGCTGATAGAAAGAGAGCTGATGAAATTGTTAATGTTTTAGGAACATTTACAGACATAGCTTCAGCCAAAGGATCTTTACAAGAAATGGTAAAAATATTTGAAAAACCATCTTACAATGCAAATACTGCATTACAATCATTGTATTCCATGGCAGAAACATCACCAGGCGGTGGTTACTTAGATGAAATTGAAAGAGTAGAAAGAAAAGTTGCTGAAAGAATTGCTAAATCTGGTGGTAAATTAGTTATTCCTAGAAGTAGTATAGTAAGCTTTGATGAAGTCTCATCACCGGGCGGAAGATCGATAGTTTCAAATACAATAGATTTAAGACAATAGGATAAAATGTGGCTGTAAAAAAATATTATAAAACATTTGAAGGTCAAGTTATAGAAGCTATTCAAGATGCAGAAGAAATGTCACCTGCTGAAGAAAGTGCTTTACGAAATGCAATTGGTGGAGATTTTACAGCAGTAGAATCAAATACTGTTCAAGCACCTAAAGATGATATTTCAAAAGAAGCTCCTACACAAAAAAGTGTATTTACAAGTACTGGAAGATTTAGAGGTGCTGATTACAAGTCAGGCGTAACTAATAATCTTTTTAGACTTCGTTTTTCAAACACAAATAATTTTAAAGAAAGAGTAAATTTTTTAGATAAAAATGTTGGAAAAGAAGGCTATGTTGTTGATAAATTAGGAAATTTTTTACTAACACCCAAAGGCCAAGAAGAATTAAGTATGGAGTCTACAAATAATTTAATGTCTATTGATGAAGATGCTTTAAGAGGTGAGGACATTGTAGATTTAATTGGTGAAGTTGGTTTACCTGCACTTGGTTCAGTAGCATCATTTGAAGCTGCTAGAAAAATATTACCAAGAGTAGCACCCACTCTTATAAGAGGACCCTGGGGAGCTACAGTTTCTTTTCTAGCACCAATTGCTGCTAGTGGTGCTGGTGCATTTTTATCAACTTATCTTGATGAGGCTCAACAATATGCTAGAGGAATATCTGAACAATCTTTTCAAGATGTAACCGGAAGAGCTGCAACAGAAGCAGCGTATGCCCTTGCTGGTGATGCTATATTTGGCGGAGCTGGAAGACTTGTTGGAAGATATTTAAAAGGTTCTTCTTCAAGACAGTTAGAGGCTTTTTACGGAAAAGGAGCTTCTAAAGAAGGATCAGATGCTAATAAAAAAGTTTTTGCAGAATTTGATAAATCAGGAGTGCTTATTCCACAAGAAGGAAGTTTATTATTTGATATAGGGCAAAAAATTACACCAGATATTTATGGTAAATCTGGTTTAGATATGAACTTAAAACATAGATTAGCACTAATGGCAGAAAATATAGCTGGTATAAGAGGTACTAAACTAAGTAATAATGTTAAAAGATTTGAGCAATTAATGAAAGAATCTTTAGGAACAACAGATGAAGGTTTGGAAATTTTAGCAAAAGATAACGCTGATGAATTAATTCTTGAAGCTATTGAAGAATCTTTAAACACAAGCACTAAAGATTTTAGAAATGCAACTATTACACTTTCTAAAGATATTAAAGATAATTTAAAAGGATCTTTAGCAGGTTTATTAAAAGTTGCACAAAGAGGAACAGATGGTGGTCCAAAAACTATAAAAGAAGTGGCAGAGGCATACTCACAGATACAAGATGGGATTTCCAAGAGAAGTCGTCAAGCTACAGAAATGGGTCAAAGAGCATCTAGCAATGGATTTAGACAACTTGAAAGTCTTTTTAAAAGAGTAAAGCCAAATGATGGAATTGAACTTACAGCAGATCAAACAAGAAGAGTAAATGAATTAACATCTGATAATCTTAAAAAAAGGGCAACAGAAAATTTTTTAAGAGAAAACGCAGAAACAGCAACAGAAAGAGGTGTTGTTGATAATGTAAGTGAAGAAACTTTAAAAGCTATAGACGATGAAATAGCGAGGCTTGGAGGCTCTGATGTTCCAGAAGATATAGTAGCATTAGAAAATTTAAGAGGAATAAGAGATGAAGCTGGTGTTAATATTATTACTGATGCAAATGATATACCAGTGTTTGCATTTAAAAACTCATCAGAAGGACCTAAGTATATTAGAACAGACAATACTTTAAAGTCTTTAAAAGAAATTTTAGGAAGAGAGCCAAACTTATTTAATAAAGTAGGAGATGGAATATTAACAAGGTTAGCTAAAAGTGTAAAAGATGATTATGCTGGACCAGCCATACACTATCTTTCTCCAAACGAACACAATGAATTAGTAACAACTTTAAGAAAAGTAGTTGTTAAAGATGACAATGTTAGCTTAAATGATGTTTGGACTTCTTCAATTAAAGATGGAGAAATTTCATATGCATCTTTAGCTAGTGCAATGCAAACTTTAAAGAAAAAAGGTTTTGAAGGAATAAAAAAAGGTTCTCCAGAGTATAAACAAAAAATGCAAGCATTGGAGAGTATGCAAGACCTTGGAATAAGATTTGCTAATCTCGTTGGCGAACAAAAACAAGTTTATGATACAACAGAACAATTTCAGCTAGGAATGATAGTTAACAAAATTAAAAATGAAAATTGGCAAACAGGACCTTTGATAGAAAGATTATTAAATACTGAACCTGGTAGTGGTGGTGCTAACATTAATGCTGTTTTAAAAATGTTTGAAGAAGCTCCAAGAGGAACTGATAGGGCTATGTTCCAACCAATAAAAAGTGCAGATGCTGATAAATTTTTACCAGAATATGTAGATGAAATAAATAAAGTTTCTGTAAAAGATATTCCATTAACTGGTGCTGATAGAGTGCAAGATGCTGCTGAAAAAGTTATTGTAAGTCAAGCTGATGAAGGTGGTGAATTAGCTCAAGCACAAAGCAGAACTTTAAAAAGAGCAGAAGAAACTGCTGCTATTGCTAGACAAGAAGGAATAGACAAAAAAGTAACAGCAAAAGCTTTTAAAGGAGCTTTAACTAATGAATTGTTAGCTAGAATGAGTAACAATACAAGTACTAAAGAATTTGCAAAAGAAATTAGAAGGTATGCATCTAGCGGATCTATAAAAGCTGATGGTGGTAGAGGAGATGATGTTTTAACAACTTTATTAGGTAAAACAGGAAGAGATAAGTTAGTAGATATAGCTGATACAATAGAAAGTATAACTTTATCTTCTGAAAAATTTGGTGGTGATGAAGCAGCAGCTAAAGCTATTGATAATCTTTTTGATAAAACTTTTATGGAATCAAATGAAGCTTTAGCAGATGTAGTTTCTAAAGGCGGTTCAAGAAAAGAAATAGATTCTATCCTTGATGAGTTTTCTATAAACATGGAACAATTAAAAAATTTAAAAAACAATGAATTTGTTAAAGATGTAAGATTTAAAGAGTTTGGCAAAAATGGTGATATAGATATAGGTAATCTTGCAAGAGTGATGTTTGATCCTAAACAATTTAAAAGAACAGAATTGTCTAAAATTATGGAAAATCTTAGTGAGCCTAATAAACAGGCTTTAAGACAAAAATATTTGAAGCAACAAATATCAAAAACATTAGGAGTCTTGCCTGATGAGGGCACAACATTATCAAAAACCGATGGTGAAGAAAGTATAACTAGAATAGCTGAAGTTTTTAACACTGATTTTTTAAATACTTTAGTAAAAGATGAAAAAAGATTTGAAATTATTTTTGGTGATAAACCTACATCAAGTATAAAACAAATTGCTAGACTAGGTAAAAGAATACAAAACCAAGCAAACACAGGTGATTTTGGTAAGTTAGCCGCTGCTGCTATTGGTATTGCAATTGCAGGAGTACCTGTTGGCGTACTTACTGGTTCTTTGGCTATTGGTGGTGCCACTGGATTAATTGTAAAATACGGAGTAATTGATGCATATGCAAGGTTATTAAGTAATCCAAAATTTTTAAAAGTACTAGCAGAGCCAAGATTTTTAACGCCAGGCTCAAACACTTTTTCAGATAGCATAGCTATTAACTTAAACAGAATAAGTGAAGCAGCTATGCAAGTTTTAACAGAAACAGATGATGTAGTTGATCAACAAGTGCAATCTGGCAAAAACAGACTTAATGCTAAAGATCAAGAAAGCTCTTTTATAAATAGAGCAATAGCCCCTATTAAATCTTTAAATCTTTTTAAACCTACATTAGATCCTTTAAAAGCAATAGGAAATATTGCACCTAAAAAACAAAGTTACACACCTTTACCAAACGTACAAGATTTTAGACAGACTGAAGATATATTTAGTGAAATTAACAGACGAAGAGCGTTGTCAGGTAACAACCCTAACACTCAAGCTTTAGCAGATAGGAATAGATAATGCCAGCAGTAGCAAATCCTATAACATTTGGAGGTTCTTCTAGAGACTATGGATATAATCCCCCGTCTAGGGTTGGATTTGATGATCTTCCTTATTTACAAACACCCGATGGAGCAAGAGGTGTTCCTACATATACTGTAGGTGGTGGTTCTGGAAAACCTATTAGACCAGGTGTTGGTTTAGGAGCAGGTAAAGGAACAACTATAGTATCTGGTTCTAGTCCTATTAGTTATAATCCAAACACTAGAAGTGGTTCTTTTGATGTAGCTGATGGTGAGTACGGCCCTATATCTATGGAAGATATGTTAAAAGAAGCGGCTAAAAACGATTTATTGCGAGGTACTGTAGGCACTGTATCTACTGCTTTACTAGGACAAAATTTAATGAATGGAGCTGAGTTAGGTAGCGGTTTTTTAGGACAGATACCTTACCTTGGACAAGGTTTAAGAAATTTAAATTACGCTATAAATCCTAGTATTGGTAGTGCATATAATGCAAATGGGATAGGAGGTGTTGGCAGTCATATTTTTGATGCAGCTAAAGATTTTAATTTTGGTGATGCATTTAATGCAGTTAGAAATGCAGATCCAAGTTTAGTTGGTAATGGACTTGTAGTTGACTCTTACAATGCATTAACAAACGCAGGCATGCCAGATGTATTTGGCAATACAATGGGTGCTATTTCATCAGGAATAGGTAGTTTAGGTAATCTTGCTAAAAACACAATAAATACAGTAGGTCCTGGCAATGCTATATCTTTTAATTCTTTAGCAGGAAGCAGTGCACCCGGAACAGCTGGTCTTAACACATTAAACGGCAATGTAATAAATCCATTTACTGGAAAACCTATTGGTGGTGGTACTATTGGTGCTAAAGCAGGAACTCTTACTACTACTGAACCTGGCTTTATGAATAGTATAGGAAATTTCTTTAATCAATCTAGATCTTTTATTCCAGGTGTAAGTGGTACAGGAGCTTCAGCAACAGGTTTCGGTGGAGCTGGACAAGCTGGATCAGGAATAACAAGTATAGGCAATGTTCTTGGAGCTGCCGGTGGCTTACTATCTTTAGCTGACTTTATTGACGACCCATCCTTAGCATCAGGTCTTGGAACTTTAGCGGGAGCTGGAGCTTCAGGTATTGGAGCTTTTTCAGGACTAGCAACTGCTGCACCGTATTTAGCCATTGCAGCATTGGCAGCCGGTCTTTTAATGAACAAAAAACCTTCTAATAAAACTGGTTACACATCAATTGATTTAGACGAATTTAAACCTGTAAGTTTTGGTATGGAAGGTAAAAAA